ATAGCCAGCATAAACACTTTACTATTAAATGGGAACCTAATGACGATGGTTCTAGTAATAGAATAGTTAAATTTGAGGAGTAGTATTGTATGACTAAGAAATGTGGATGCACTCAACTTGAAAATGGTAGACAACTAGACGTTCATCACATTGATTATGATAAACATAATTGTAATTGCAATAATCTTGTAGCGTTATGTATGAGCTGTCACAGTAAAACAAACTATAATCGAGGGAAATGGATAAAACGCTTTCAAAAGAAATAATTATACCATATTCACCACTTGAGCATCAAAAGTCAGTACATGATGCAATAGAAAGATTTCGCATTGTAGTTTGGGGGCGCCGGAGCGGAAAAACTGTAGCTGCAATAAACGAAATAATAAAAGAAGCATTAACTATAGACAATTCTAGGGTATGGTACATAGCTCCTTCTTATCGCCAGGCAAAGATGATAGCCTTTAACATGATACAAAAATATTTACCTAGAGAGATAGTTAGTAAAGTAAATCAAGTTGAGCTAACATTCTATCTAAATAATGGTTCTGAGATATCTCTTAAGGGTGCTGATAATGAGGATACACTTAGGGGAGTTGGATTAAATTTCGTAGTTTTAGACGAATTTGCATCAATGAAGTCAAATGTATGGACAGAGATTATTAGACCCTGCTTGGCAGACACCGGCGGAAAAGCAATGTTTATTGGTACTCCAAGTGGTAAAAATCATTTCTATGATATATATATGAAAGGACTAGACCCAGAAGAAGTGCACTATAAGTCATACAATGCACCAACTAGTATCAATAAGTATATACCAGTAGAGGAGATAGAGGAAGCTAAGGGAGATATGCCTGATATGTTATTCAGACAAGAATTCCTTGCTCAGTTTCTTGATGATCAAACATCTGTCTTTAAGGGAATTAGAAAGTGTGCTATTGGGGCATTCAAAGAGCCTGAAAAGGGAAGATTTTATGTAATAGGAGTAGACCTTGCTAAGCATCAGGATTTTACAGTTCTAACTGTTATAGATGCCCTAACAAGAGAGGTTGTAGCCTTTGAACGTTTTCAAGACCTTTCATGGCCCGTGCAGAAGGATAAGATACAAGGATTAGCAATAAGATACAATAACGCAATGGTTCTTTTAGACTCGACCGGAGTAGGAGATCCTATATTAGATGACCTTCAGAATGCATTAGTATCAGTAGAAGGATACAAGTTTACCAATGAGAGTAAGAATAGACTGGTTAAACAGTTGCAAGTGGCAATAGAACAAAGACTAATAACATTCCCAGAGATAGATGTACTAATAAAGGAACTTACTGAGTTTGAGTATGGAATTACTAAAACAGGAATGATCTCCTATAGTGCCCCAAGTGGGAAGTTTGATGATACTGTTATTTCACTTGCATTAGCTGTCTGGGGTATTAAATCATATATAGCGGCTGCGCAAACCATAGAAAGGCGAATCGACGAAGACAAGCCAGAATATCAAGATAAGCAGGGACGGGGTGAGCTAGTTAGCCCAGAAGGGGATGGCAAATATTCATGGGGGAATAGAAACGGTTACTAAAATGGGATATAAGTCAAGACTACAATATAAATCAATATGCCTTAAAAAATGTGCAAATAGAGGCAAAGAATGTGATACATGTATAGTATATAGGGGTGAATATACCAACTTTAAAAAGAAGGAAACCAATGATTAGGTCCACTACACACATTGAAAATTTAGATGATATAAACTCTATAGACATAGATGAGAGTGCAAAGGCATGGGTTGCTACTCTTAAATCTGATATTGCTTCTGAGGCTACTGATAAAACAGAATGGAACAAGAAAATAGAAATATTAAGAGACCTAAGATATGGTTATAGGGCCCCAAAGACTGTACCATTCAAGAACTGTGCCAATTACTCCATCCCACTTATAGATTCCCACATACAAAAACTTAAATCTACATATATTAACTTATTCTACAATGCCTCACCAGTGGTTAACTTTGAACCTTATGGTGCCGAAGATATAGACCCGGCCAAGAAGAGAGAGCAGTTATTTGACTGGAGAATGAGAACAAAGGTAGACTTCTTTAAGGATTATTGTATAGGTGTAGATAAGATGCTTGAGCAAGGGCAGATTGTTTTTAAGATAGTATGGAATTATTCTACAAGGTCATATCAAGAATTCCTAGATATAGAAGATCTATCTCCAGAAGTTGTAGAGGCACTATTGGATGAAAGAGTAGATAATGATATGTTGTTCACAATAATATCAGAAGAACTAGGTGTTGATCTTACATTTGAAGAGAATATCAAAGAGCTGCTTAGGGTTGTTAAGGAGTTTAGGGACGGAGAAGAAAAGTTTGAAATGACTCTCCTTGAACTAGAGAACAATCAACCGAGTGTAACAGCCTGTGATGTAAAAGAAGATCTTGTAATACCAAGGGATACTATTGATATACAAGATGCAAGGTTTATAGATCATAAAATATGGATGACAACTAATGATATAAAGATAGCAATGGAAGATGGCAAGTATGCTAAATATGCTGATAGTGATATAGAATCGTGGGGATCTAAGTCTGGCATGCAGGGTAATGGTAGGGGATCAGTGGGTGTTAGTACTGAAAATGAAATAATACTGCTACATGAAGTATGTTGCTGGTATGACACTAATGACGACGGGATAAAAGAAAGAGCTATAGTAACTTATCCAGATACTGATGAAAGCTCTATACTTAGGTTTATTGAGATACCTTATGATCACGGTAAGTTCCCATATGAACAGGTACGTAGGGAGCTTAATGATCCATTGTTTTATACGTCTAGGGGCATATGTGAACTAGATGAAGACTTTCAGCGCGGAATAACAAACGCAATGAACCAAGCAGAAGACTTTGGAACTATAACAAATGTACCAGTAATTGTAACTAGGAAGAATACAGTACTTAATGTAAGGAACAGGAAATATACTCCTGGTGAGGTTATAGAGACTATTGGAGATCCTAATGATTATCAGATACGTCAACCTACCAATGTAGCCCAACCAGCAATACTCCAGTTCTCTCAATATCTTAAGTCATGGTCAGATCAGAGAGTAGGAGATGTATCAGCTGGTCTTGGTGGACAAGCTAATCTTTCGGGTCAATCACAGACGGGCCAGAAAACAAAGGCAGAGATAAGTCTTATATCAACATTAAGTCAGAGTGTAACTAGTTTAGACGCTCTTATCTTTCAAATGCAAATGGCTAAGGTATATTGTCAGATAGATGCTTTATATGACCAATATGGTGATGATGAGGAAGAAATACTCATTACTGGTGAAGCCCCACAAAAGATAACTAGAAAGGAAATACAAGGTAAGTATAACATGGTCCCTAATGGAAGACTGGAAAATACTAATCCAGCAATGAGAGTAGCAATAGCAACTACAGCCCTTCAAGTTGGAGCAAATGATCCAGATGTTAAACAGGATGAGCTTAAGAAATTCTACTACGATTCTATTGATCCACGCCTTTCAAAGAAGCTATTATATACTAAGGAAGAGAAGAATCAGTTAGCAAAGCAGGTAGAACAGAGGCAGGAAGCATTAAAGAATGCAGCTCTAAAACAGGGATTAGATTTGGAGCAGATCAAAATTATGCTTGATGTACAGAAGGAAGCTATGCTCATGCCTATAGAGGTAAAGAAAGAAATAGCACTTGCAGATGTGCAGGGTATGAAGTATTCAAAATTTGATTAAGGAGAGCTATGAAAATGATTGACGTTGGTAAGAAGGAAAATAACTACGATATGCCGATAAGTGCGATGTCTAACAAAAATAAAGTACATTATCCAGAACTGCGCATAGAAAAGAAGATAGCTGACCTTGAGATGGATGAAGATATAACATTAGTAATAAAGGCTACAGTTTCTGGCATGAGATCAGATGAATACGGTGATACTACTACGTTTAAAGTAAAGAAAGTTGGAATGAAGAACACTATGACGGCCAAGGACAAAATAGGTAATGTAGTAGATAAGATGGATTTAAGTTAATTAAACATGGAGGGATATGAATAATATAATAGATATAACTAAACCACTATTAATACCTATTAGTACTAATAGTGAAATACATGCACATGTAACTAAATATGGTGATACAATTCCTACTTTAATATGTGAAAGGTGCAAATGTGAAAGGAT